TAGAGGCCGTGCACCGCCCCGGCCAGCACCCGCGCCAACACCGCGAGGTTGGACACCGGCAGCAGCGGCGCCCCCGCGGCCAGGCGCGTGCCGGCATCGGCGGCGGCGCGCGCGATCAGGGTCTCCAAGGTTGGCCGTTCAAACGCCATCGCGCATCCACTCCCATTGATAGTGATAAGTCTGGGTGCCGGCGGCCGGGGCGGTCACCGTCACCGCCAACGCCAGCACGCCGGGCACGGGGTTGGTGGCGTCCACGCGCACCGCGGCCGCGGCGCCGCAGGTCACCAGCCAGGTCAGCGCTTCCTCGGCATAGAAGCGGGCGCGCTCCAGGACCTCGGGCCGTTGTTTCTCGCGGCTCAGCAGCCACAGCCGCGAGCCCAGTTGATAGCCGTCCGCCAGCGGCACCACGTCACCCCACCAGCCGCGGCGGTCGGTGGCGCCGGCGGGCAGCACATCGTCCGGCGCCGCCTGGCGATCGGTGAACAGCGACAGCAGCACCGCCGTGCCCAGGCCGCCATCGGTGGCCAGGCCCAGGCCGTCGAGCGCCAGGTCGGCACCCGCTAAAAACCCGCTATAAACGGTCTGTAAATCGCTCATGTCAGCGGCAGTCCGGTCTTGGCCGAGGTGGTGAAGACCCAATGCTTGTGCGCGGCGAAGGTCGCGGCCAGCGCCGTGAGCGACTCCGCGCCGGCCGTCACGGTCGTGGTCGCCGCCACGCTGCCGGTCACGTTGACGTTCCCGGTTTGGGTGAGATCGCCGGTCTGCGTCAAGTTGCCGGTCTGGGTGGTGTCGCCGGTCTGCGTCAGGTTGCCGGTCAGCGTCACATCACCGGTGATCGTCAGCCCCTGGGGCGCGGTGATCTCGATGCCCCCACGGCGCAGCACAATGGTTTGGCCTTGGTCGTCTTGGAGTGCGACCTCGCCTTGCGCCAGACCGGTCAGGCGATAGCGGCGGTCGGCGCAGGCGATGATCAAGGGCATGGCGCGGGTGCCGCCGGCCGCCAGCAACAGCGCCTCGGCGCCGGGATGCGGGTGCACCGTCAGGCCGTAGCCCTGCCAGTGTTCGCAGGCGTCCAGCGTCTCCTCGGTGGTCGCCGCCACTTGCAGCGACTGCATGGTGGGCGCGTCATCCACCAGCGTGACCGTGGCGCGTACCACCAGATTGCGCAGGCGCCGGGCCAGGGGCGCGAGGCGGCGGCTGACGGCGTCCATCACATCCACCAGCCGGCCGGTACCTTGGCGGTGTCGGTGGGCGGCTGCTCGCGCGCGGCGGGCGCGGCATAGGCATCCGGGCGGGTCAGTTCCAGGTCGGTGGTGGTGCCGCCCTGATCCAGGCTGTAGTGCACGCCGACGATCACCAGCGTCTCGCTGACACCCATCCCCGGCGCTTGCACGCGCACTGTCTCGCCGGCCCGCCACAGCCGCCCCGGAACGGCTTCCCAGCCCTGCACCCGCGCGCGCGCTTTGAGCGCGCGGCCGGCGCGGGTGCGGCGCTCCCAGTCAGCGCGGGCACTCAAGTCGGTCTCGCCCTGCTCGGCGGTCACCACCAACAGCCGGGGGCGCGAGTCTGCCACCGCCGCATCGGTGGTTTCGGCGCGCAGCTCCGCGGCCTGCTTGCCGTGCCAGTCATCATCCCCGGCACTCTGGCCGTAGACCACGATGCGGCTGTAGCGGTCGCGCCAATCCGCCACCGCCTGCATGCCGAGCAGGTTGTCGCCCTCCACGAGCGCGGTCGGGGACAGCGTCAAACCCGGCCGGCCGAGCAGCAGGCCGCCCTGGCCATCGGGCAGCAACAGCACCGCGCGCTGCCGCGCGAGCTGATCCAGGAACTCAAAGACACTCTGCCCCGGTTCGCTGGCCACCCGCTTGAAGGGGCCGCCCAGGTCGGTGTTGGGGGTCGCGGCGACCGCGAGGTCGAGCGCCCCGCACTGGTCGGTGGCGATCTGCAGCAGCGTCTGCCCGGTGTATTGGCGTACCAGCGCCGAGCAATCCACCAGGTCGCCGGTGGCATCGCGCACCGCCAGTTGGATGGTGCGCAGGGTCGGCCCCAAGTCCCGTGACACGGCATCGATCCAGCCGGTCAGCACCGTCTGGGTGCCCAGTTGCAGCGTCGCCCGTAGACCGGGGCGCAGCGTGGCGCGCGCGGGGTCGGCGCCCGGCCAGCGTTCGGTCACCGTCAGGTCGGCGGCACTGGCGCAGTGCTCGATGCTGGTGTGCACGCGCAGCGCCGTCCAGCCGGTATAGGCGCTGGTCCCAAGCAGCAGGCGGGGGATGATCATGTGCGCACTTCCAGCGCCTGGCCGCCGGGCACGAAACCGGGGTGCGCAATGCCATTGCGCCTGACGAGCTCGGCGTCACGCGTGGCATCGCCGTGGCACTGATAGGCGAGCACCAGCGCCGGCAGCGTGCGTGCCGGCACCACCGTGGTGAGACGCGGCGCCACCAGCGCCCGCGCCGCCAGATCCTGCGCGACCGCCACCCGCACCGCCGCCCACGCCGCATACAGGGGATCGGACGCGACCGCCTGCCGCGCATCGATCAGCCCCGTCAGTTGCGCGCACAGCGCGCCGAGTTCGGGACCCGCCACCGGAATGCCCGCCTCCAGCGCCGCCACCGCCGCCCCATCGGCGGCATCGGCCACCCCCGACAGGGCGGCCAGCAGGCCCTGGGCGAGTGCGCCATCGCGCACCGCGGCCACCACCACCGCTTGATTGTGCGCTTGCGCCAAGCGCGCGGCGGTGCTGGTCGGCACCACCGGCAGGTCGGCGCCCCAGGCGGTCAAGGTCGACAACGCCTGCCAGGCCGGCCAGGGCGCGGCGGCGCGGGTGCGCAACGCGGTCAGCTCGGTGGTAATGGTGGCCCCCACCAGGGCGGCCGACCCGGCGCGGGTGTCCAGCTCGCGCACCGCGCTGCCGAGCCCGGCGACGTGCGCCGCGCGGTTGGCGTCGCTCATCCCCAGGGTGCTGCCCAGATCAGCCAGCGGGGCCAGGAACTGCCCCAGCAAGGCGCGCCCCGCCTCCACCACCAACGAGGGCATCCCGACGATGCGATAGCCCAGCAGCAGATAGCCCTGGGCCAGCGCGGCATAGGCCAACGCCTGATCGACATAGGCCAGCGCCGGGTCGAGCACCGCCTGGATCGTCGTCATCACCTGGTCGACCGCCGCTGCCACCCCGGCCAGGGAATCGGGCAACGCCAGCGGATGGGTGTTGGTGCCGGCCTCCACCAGATCCAACTGCACCCGCGCCACGCCGCCCTCGGCACTCGACAGCGCGCTGCTGAAGCCCTGCACGCACACCGCTACCAGGCCATAGGTCGGATGCGTCAAGAGCCCGCTGCCGGAGGCCTCCAGCGCGGCCAGCAGCACCGCCAGATCGCGATCGTAATTCGGCCCGACCAGCACCGCCTCGATGGCGTAGGTGCGGGCCTTGCGGCCGAGGTCCTCGGCGTAGGGGATGTCGCGCAACGGGTATTCGTGCACGGCGATGCGCCGCCCGCCCTGGCGGGTGTCTTTGGCGACGAAGAAACGCGCCCCGCGGAAGCTGGCCGGCAGCAGGCGGTCGCGCCAGCTCATCAGAGGCCCCCCATGGTCGGACCGCGCTGGTCGGCGCTGGCGGCGATCTCCACCGGGCCGGTGGCACTCACCCCGGTGACCTGCGCCGGGCCGGTGACGCGCACCGTGATGGTGCCGTTGATGTTCTGTAACTGGTTGGCGGCGGACTGCATGGTGTTGGCCGCACTCTGGGCCGCGTCCGCCGCTTGCTGTTGGGTCTGCGCCGCGGTGCCGTGCTGTTGGGCGGCGGTGCTCTGGGTCTGCGCGGCGCTCGCCTGGGTCTGCGCGGCGGTGGTTTGCGCCTGGGCGGCGGCGGGGTCGGGGGTGAGGGTGGGGACGGCCGGGCCGAGGTTGACCTTGCCGATGGGCTCCCAGCGCTGGGCGTTGGCGTCCGGGGTGACCGCCGCCGCGCGCCGCACCTGCGCGGTATGCTCCTCCAGTTGGGCGGTGGTATTGCCCAAGCGCGCCAGCACGTAGCGCACCCCGGAATCGATGCCGTCCATGAACTTGGTGCCTTGGGTCGCGCGGTTGGTGGCGTAGCCGGCCGCGCCGCCGACCGCCAGCGCCGCACCGCCCCAGCCCAACAGCCCCAGCGCGCCGACATTGCCGATGGCCCGGCCGAAGCCTTGCGCGCCCGCCTTGGTACCCGCTGCGCCACCCGCTTTGTCGGCCGACTTGCCGCCGCCGTCCGGGCCGTCGATCCCGCCGCCCGGCCAGTTGGTCACAAACACCTTCACCACCCCGGTGGCCGCGTCCAGCAGTCCACCGCCCGGTGCGCCCTGGCCGCCCTTGCCGCCCTTGCCGCCGAACAGGAAGCCCAGCGTCTTGGCCGTGAGGGCGATCCCGGCAATCGCCGCGCCCGCCGCCACCAGGCCCGCGGCGATCTGGCCGCCGATCAACACCAGCCGCTCGTTGGCCTGCACCCACGCGCCCACCTTGCCGATGACCGCGTTCAGGTCATTGAGCAGCGGCTTGGCCCACTCCACCAGCGGGCCGGCCAGCAGTGCCGCAACGGTCTCGATGGTCCCCATCAGGGACCCCCAGATGTTCTTGGTGTCGCCCAGAATCTCTTTCACCCGCTGTTGCAGGTTGGCCTGCTTGGCGAGCTCCGCGGTCCCCGCTGCCAGTCCACTGGCGCCGATCTTCACCACCTCCCCGCCGACCGACGAAATCCCGGAATCCGCCCCGAACAGATCGTTGAGGACCTTCAGCCGCTCCTCCGGGTTGAGCTTGCGCAGCTTCTCCAACTGCGCCATAAAGTGCTGAAGCCCCTTGTGCTGGCCGGTCTTCTTGTCCACGAAGTCGAGCGTGATACCAAACTTCTTCAGGCCCTTGTTGGCCTCATCGACCGTCTCGCGGTCCATCGACTTCATCAGCATCGAGCCAAAGGCGGTGCCGGTCACCTCCGCGGAGTTGGTGATCTTGTTGAGCATCGAGTACAGGACGGTCAGCGATTGGCTCGCCTCCAGCCCTTGGATGTTGGTGGCCTTGATGCCGGCCGCCGAGCGCGCAAAGGTCATCTCCATGTCCGCGACGCTACTGCCGATCTTGGTCGCGCGCTGGATCACATCCAGGAACGGCATCATGTCCTTGGCGGCGACGCCGGAGCTCGCGCGCAGATTGGTGGTGCTCTTGGCAATCGCCTCGTAGTTCTGCTTGGTCACGATTCCCAGATAGGCGGTCGAATCGCCCAGCCCATCGAGGATGTCTTGCACTGTCGCGCCGCCCGACAACATCACGTCGAACATGCGGTAAAAATCATTGGTGGTGCCCGGCAGCGTGGAGCCCAGGCGCAGCGCCTCGGCACTCAGCGCTTTGAAGGTCTCCGGCACCTTCCCGCTGCTGTCCATCAGCGTGGCGCGCAACCGCGTCGCCCCCTCGTCCAGGTCCGCATAGGCGCGGATCATCGGCGCCATCCCGGCCGCCAGCCCGGCCGCCAGCGCGCCCGCCTTGACGCCGATCGCGTCGAGGTTGGCGGCCAGCGTCCGCGCCGGACCGCTTGCGCGATCCACCAGCGAGACGATAATGCC